CCACCATCGCCACCGGAGTACGAGCCGCCATTGCTATAGAGGCCAGTGGCTCCGTTATACCCAGCAGTTGAACATGAACCGCCATTACCTGAAATTGTAGTGCCGCTAAAAGTAACAGTGGTATTTCCTCCTGTGCCGTTAGAGGCGGCGGAAATAGTCCCGACCGCATACGCCACAGATTGGCCGCCAGATACGCTCCATGTCCGATACGCACAGCCGCCAGCACCGCCGCTGTCGTTTACCGCACGGCCACCTCCCGCGCCAACCGCCCACGCCTTCATCGTGCTTGCACCGCTCGGCACCGTGTAACTGGTGCCGCTGGTGAGCAGAACGGCCACCGGGGTAAACGACTGGTTCACCGTGAGCGTCACAGCCGACGAAAAAATCTGCGACAGGTTTGCCGTCAGTTTGCATCGATAGCGATAGCCGCTGCTGCCGGTCTGGAGATTGGTGAGCGACAGAGACGATGACGTTGCGCCGCTCACGTCGCTGTATGTAGACCCTGAGTCGGTCGATAGCTGCCACTGATACGAAATTGTCGCGCTCGGAAGCGTTGCGGTAGCCGTCACCGAGAACGTAGCCGATTGGCCGACTGTCACGCTGGCGGCCGACGGCTGCGCCGAAATTGTTATCAGCGGGTACGTTCCAAGTTCATATGGGTCTGGCGGGGTTGCCGAAACGGCCGCCCACGTTTGATCGCCGCGCAGGTAGGTTGCCGAGGAAGCAGTTCCGCTGCCGAGGCGGGCCGTTGCCACGGTGCCGCTCACAATGTCGCTCGCCGCGTGCGTGTGCGACGATGCCGCCGCGCCGATGTCGCTCGCCGTGAGAGCATCCGAGCCGCCGGTAGCGTGGCTGGTTTTGTGCGCCGTCGGGGCGAACGTGGAAGGCGTGCCAGTGAGCGACGAATAGGCCACGCTTGACTGAGTGGCAAGCGAGCCAAGGCCGCTCACGGCGCTCGCGGAAATGGCGATTGACGACGACCCGGCCGCAGTTAATCGGCCATCTGCTCCAACAGTGAACGTGCCAACGGACGATGCCGAGCCGTAGGAGCCAGTCGTCACGGTGGTGCTTGGCAGCCTTGCGGCTGGAAGCGTGCCGGTGACGAGCGCCGAAGCGTCGGTCGTCGCGCTCGCATTGCTGCCCGCTGGGCCTTGTGGGCCGGTAGCACCCGTCGCCCCAGTGGCTCCCGCAGGGATGGAAAAGTTTAAGACTGCGGCGCTCGACGTTCCGACGTTGGTGACGCTTGCGGACGAGCCTGCAGCCCCCGTGCTAACGCTGCCGACGGAGACGGTCGCCGCTGTGCCGGCTGCCCCCGTAGCGCCGGTGGCTCCAGCCTGGCCCTGCGCACCAGTGGCCCCGGCGGGAATCGTGAAGTTTAGAACAGCCGCTGATGACGAGCCCGCATTCACCACCGAAGCCGACGAGCCAGCCGCGCCGGTCGTGACCGTGCCAACCGTGATGGTGGCGGCTGCACCAGCGGTGCCGGTCGGCCCAACGCCGCCGCTCACGGCCACATCAATCTGCGTCTCGCCCACACTGGCAGTGATTTGCTGGTTGGTGACGCTTGCGGAAATACCCACTAGAGCACCTCCACCGTGCCGGTAAGTGCCGTGCGGGTGGCGTTGCTTTCAGTCCACGCCATGCGCCAGCCGTAGGTGCCTCGAGCAAGGGCGGCCGTCTGCGTGTCCGAAAGGCTGACGTTGACCTGGCCGGCGGTGGCCGAAACAACCGTGACCGTGAACGGCACAACGTCCGAGCCCGTCACCAATGATGTGACGCTGCTTGTCACGGTGTAGCCGGTAAGGGCAATTGAAAAATCCACCAATGACGAAAAGTCATCGCCTTGATTCATTTTCAAGTTGAGCGTGCCCGGCGTTTGGTCGTAGCTTGGCATCAGTTCTTGCCCTCCGTCTTACTGGGTCGTGCAAGCACCTGCTGAATCTCACGCTGGCCCGTCGCCAACTCTTGCAGCGTTTGGGCCTGCTGGTCCTGTGTCTTGCCGATCTCGTGAAGCGTTTCCTGTGTCGATTCCAAGAACGCTACGTGCGATTTCACCACGGGCTCGACCACCGTGGTGTGCAGTGAGATGGCCGCTTCACGCAGCATCCAAATGCCCACTGCCAGTAGCACCACGGGAACGCCAAACCGTTCGGCAATTCGTATCCCAGCTTCAATCATTGACTGCTTCGTTTCGTCGGTCATGCCGTCAAATCCTTCCGCCATGCCACAAGAAATACCCGGTTGCTTGCAGATTCCAGCCACCACTTGAGCACCAGCTGCACCACCGCAGACGCCACGGCTTGCAGCAGGAAAAGCCACAGGATGCCCATGGTTTTGTTGTCGTCCGGTGCCGTGGCCACGTGCAGCCGCTTCATCGACTTCACCACTTCGCCCACGACAATTTGCCGCTCGCCGTCATCGCGGCAGTGGTTCAACATTTCCGCCGGCCAGTTCTCGACGGCCAGTTGCACAAGGTCGCGCACGGTCTTGCGGCCCGCCAGCACACGCCGGGGGCCAAGACGCCGCCACACGTAATCGTCCAGGCGGTCAAACGTCACGGCTTGCATGCTCCCGTGGGGCACGCTTTCAATACGCTCTTGAGCTTCTTGCCCGTGCCGCCGCAGTCGGGGCACGTCATGCGGATGGATGCGCCGTCACCGATCACGCCCTTGCCTTGGCAGCGTGGGCACGTGTCCGATGCCGGGGCTGGCGTTGGTGGGATTTTCCCACTCAGCACCGTCACCATGCGTGCCGTCTCGCACGCCAAGTCGGCGGTGATGTCCGCGTCATTCGGCGGCAGCGCCGTGACGCCACACCCGTGGACGAACACCGCAAAGCATCCGGCGACAAGGGCGGCAGTCTTCATAGGATTTTCCCCGTCCAATCCGGCAGCCGCCGAAGGGCAAACCCGTCAAAGCCGGCGTAGGCAAACGAGTCTTCACCTTGCAGCATGCTCGTTGCCACGGGTGCTTTCACCCAACCGCCCGAGAACTGAAACGCTTTCGGCACGTCGGGGTCAGGCGTGCCCGAGTAGCAATCGCCCCAACTGTTCTCGCACCAGAGCGCCGGGTACGGCTTCCAGCGCACGCCCGTAAAACTCATGGCGTGGCTCCAGCTCCCCATGGGAGACAGGTAGCCGTCTCGCAGCGTCATGCTGAAGCCTTGGTTGCTGCACACCATCACGGGCAAACCGTTCTGAATGCACTTGGCAGCGGCCTCAAAGTCTTTCACCAGCGTGGTGGTGTTCACCCGGTGCTCGTGCGCAAACGGAACGAGATCGGCCGGCACGCCCGTGCGGCCCCAATCACGTTCGACCGAGCCGCTGGGGGCCGTGAACGTCTTGCCTTTGTAGTGCTGCCCAAAGTGCAGCGTGCCTTTGGCCGTGAGCGCCTTGGCGATCGCGCCGCCGTAGCAGCCGTCGCCGCCATAGTTCGGGCCGTTCAGAGTGCGGGCGAACCCGTACACACTGGCTTGGATCGTGTCGCCACCGTAGCCCTCAAGCTCGCCACGCACGGCGATGTCGCAGGCGGCGAGGATGTCAGCACAGTGAGCGCCGGCCCAACCCGTGCAACTGCCGATAGCCTGCGCCCCACGCTTCCACTGCGGGAACACGGCCAGCAGATACGTGCCAAGGAACACGTCGCGCGTCTCGTCCAGCACAAGATCCGGCCCGGCCTGCGCCAGCGTCGGCCTGGCGAGCGACGATAGAAACTCGTCGGTGCCTTTACGGTTGGGCGTATAGCCCATCAAGGGCAGCACGTCGGCCATGGCTCACCCTTTGTTGATGCCGGCCCACGCAATCGCCTTGCACGCCTCGGCGCACGCCTTCCGCATGTCGGGCGTCACCGGCACAACGTCCATGCCAACCACGCCGCCAAGCGCCTTCTCGGTGGCCTCACGCAGCCCGGCGTACTTGCCGGCTTGGTTGCCGCCGATACGCCGCCATGCGATGTCGAGGGCTAGCACGGTGAACCCACGCAGCGAGCGGGTGTCGGTGAATGCCACCTCGGTGGTGACGGCATCGCCCGAGACAACCACGGCCGCCTTTTCCCAGACGCTCGCCCAAATGGCACGGTCTGCCGGGCTCGCATCCTTGAGGGCCGCCGCGATTCCAGCCACGCGCGTCTGCATGTCAGTGTTGGGCGTGACGGGCGTGACGCGCGAAACGTCCCGCGAAACGGGAACGCCGCACACGGCTACGTATCCGAGCACGGCCGCAAGTGTGATCCGTTGCCACGTCATGGCTTCGCTTTCGTTGCCGGTTCCTGCCGATTGCCCTTGAGCATCACGTCGAGCAGCTGCTGGCAGAGTGCCACGCCGTCAGCGCATCCGGCCTGACGCATGCGGGCAGCCAAGTCAAGCACCGTACGCATGTCGCTGATGCTCACGCCTTGGGGCTGTTCGGCTCGGCGTGTGTTGATCCACGCGGCGGCTTTGCGGTAGGTGGCCACGCCAACAGGCGCAGCCACGACAGCAACCGCTGCCAATCCGGCGGCAAGGCGTACAAGTACATCGACCGTCACTTCACGCCCTCCACCTGCATGAGACAGAACCGAACGAGCGCCTCGCCTTCCTTCGTCTTCAGCACGTCGGACAACAGCCGCACCAACTGGTCATCGGCCTGCGCGCTGGTCATGCTGGCCAGCCATTCGGCGGCGTCGGACACGACAAGCGATTTCTTGTACGGGTCGATCTCCTGCACGAACCGCTGGCCGAAACCAACGAGCGGTGCCCATTGCTGCAGCAGTCGCAGCTGATCCCAGATCGTGAGGTTTGCGCCGTACTTGGCGTACTCGTCGGCGGTGCCCTGGTAGTTCGGAAAGGTCATGGTTTGGGATCCTCCTCCCTAGATTGTCCATCGTCCTCGTGCCTGCTTGCAGACGGGGCCACCGTGTCCAGCAGGTGCTGATAGCAGAGGTCGAACATCTCCTGCGCCTCTTCGGAAACGTCCTTCCTGTCGAGCAGGTAAGGCTGCTTGAACGATTCTTCATCCAGCAGCTTGCCGTTGTCGTCCGTGAAGTACACGTAGACGTACAGCCGCCCGTACTCAACCACGATGCGCCGGTGGACGTAGTCCTTCATGGATCACCAAAGTTGTCGAGCAGGGATTCCAATGCGTCATCGCCCCGCGCCTTGTCGGCGGCCAACCGGAACCGAATCAGGTCGCGCTCTGCCCGCACGTACACGCGGTCGGGGTCTTCGGCCTGGCGTTGCTCGAGGTGCTTGCGGCGAATCTCGGCACAAGCGGCGGCGATCTCTTCCGGCGTCGGGTCTTTGTAGCGCGGCGGCTTTGCCCGCTTGCTGCGGTCAAGACGCAGCGGCAACTCAAGCACGCCACGCAACCGAATCAATTGATCCTTGGTGATGCCAAGAAACGCCGTGATGTCGGCCATGGCGCTGCCGCTGGCCCACACATCACGGAGTGCCGTTTGGAATTGCTTACACGCCGTTGAGACGGTGCCCGGCATCGTCGTCCTTTTCGGGTAGCCAGCGCATCACGGTTCGCATGCTCGGGCACAGGTACAGTCGCCGCCCGGTTCGCTCCGCAATGCTGGCGTGGAATGGAACGTGCTCGCAGTCGCTGCCGTCGTACGTGCCCTTGAGGTAGGCGTACGTGTCGTAGATCGCCATGCCACCAAACGCTGACACCACCGGGATGGGCGGCGATCCCACGGGCGGTAGCCATTGCTGTTTCCATCCGCCCTGGCCGGCGGTGTAATCGTCCCACGTGCTGTTGATCCGCAGCGCCCAGGCGTCGTAGTGCATCCACATAGGAACAATCTGGGTTTCGTTGCCGTTTGACACGACCGCCGGGTGTTGCATCACCGAAACGCTGGCCATGCCGTACGAGTCGGGCAGGGCATTGAGGCTGCCGATCCCGGCCAGTACGCCGTCGTGTGACCAGCCGCCCCACGAGTCAAAGTCGATTGCCATCACGTAATCGGCATGCCGGGCGTTGTCAGCCACCCACCGCTGACAGGCCGTGCGGTACTCGGCCAGGGCCACGGTGCGCCGGCCGGCAAACTCGTTGCCGTACTGGCCACGGTTCAACCGCTGGCTGGTGAACGTCGCTTGCCGGTGGGCCGTGCAGAAATCCGTCAGCACTTGGTCGGTGTCATCGTCGTTGTCGTTCGTTTCGATGTGCAGCTGCCACTCAGAGAACGCCTGCACCAAGAGTTCAAGCCGGGCGAGGTTGGCAGCCAACCTTGGCGAGCAGTTGCGGGCAAGCCCAACAAACACAACGCTGGCTTCGGCGGCGTATCGCAGCCCAAGTTTCAGCCGTTGCGAAAACGCTTCGGCAAAGTGCGGCATCGGGTAGATCAACTCGCTTGGCACCTTCATCGTTTCACCGCTCCTCCGACGCCGTACGGTTCAAGGATCTTGCGCCACGACGCCACCTCGTCGTCACGCTCTGCCACGAATGCGGAGAAACAGTCCAGCAGATCTGGATGGGCCGGGTGCGTGATGTCGTGGAACGCCACGCACCCGCCTGGTCGAATCAGCGGCCACGTGTTTTGCAGATCCGCCATACCGCCGGCGTAGGAGTGGTCGCCGTCCACCAGCACCAAGTCAAAGCAGGCCGACAGGTCGTTGTGCAGCGTCGGCACCGTTGCCTTGCTGTCACCGTCCAGAAACGTGGCGCGCCCGTCGTAGCCGTAGACCGCCAGCAGCTGGTCAATGTGCTCGTGGTTCCCGCGCCCGCTCCCGCCGTACTGGCTGCCCCACGTGTCGCAGCACACGATGTCCGACAGTTGCCGAGCGTTCGCCAGCACCACCTCGAGCGACCCGCCATCGCGGGTGCCGATCTCAAGGTACGAACGCACCACGTTGTTGCGGCAATGGTCGGCTAGGAATCGGTAGAGCGACTCGTTCATTGGATTCGCACGGTTGTTCGCGCCTCCGTGCCGTATGACTTCTCAACCACAAGCCGAGCCACCTGCGAATCGTCGGCCCACGCCACGCCGTTCAGTGCGTCCAGGCACGCTTTGGCGCAGTTGTCCACGTCAAACCGTGGAAGCACCGGGGCACCGGCCCGCAGCCCTTTCTTGGTCATGTGCGATTTCGGGCGTGCAAATACCAAGTCAAGAATGACGGCCAGCGGTGTTTCGTCCGTGGGTGTGGCCCCGGCATCAAAAGCCGCAGCAGCAATCGATTTGCGGTAGGTATGCACAGGATGCTTTGCAGGAACGTATGCCCGAGCGAACCCGCCACGGGTCGAGACACGCGGCCGAGGCTGCGGCACGGGATCGCCGGGAACTGAGAACGTCAGCGGCGTCACGTCGCCCTCGCTGCCATGTACAAGCCGACGTTCGCAAACGCATACCCGAGATACGCCAGCCCGAGCCCGGCCTTGCCATGCAAAGCCAAGTCAGCCGCCACAACGAGATAGATTCCGCCCGTGAGGGCGATGAGCCACGGTGCCATGCCCGCACCGTACCGGCGGCGTCAAGCGAGACGGGCAAGCAGCGCGCGTAGCGTGTGAATGCGGTGGTAGTCCTTCGGATACCACCGCCCCTCATCGCAAGCCTCACGGATCGCCTCCCGCTCCGCGTCGGTGAGCGTGGCGTCAATCGTCACCGTCACGGCACCGTCGCATACAGACATCGTGGCATCCTGTTCCGCTAGTCGGCGGATGGCGAGACGCAGACTTTCGATCTCGGCAGCCGCGTCGGCCATGAGGGCGCACGCAGGAACAGCGGAGCAATGGTTCCAGAGTCGCAGGCGTTCCACGATGTCGCTCATCCCGCCCTCTGTTTCCAAGACCGGCTGCGCGTGACCTCATACGTTTCGGCACGCCGCGCCGCCATGTGCCGCTCTTTGCATTCCAACTTCCGCGCCTCCATGCCCGCCAGTTCCTCGGGCGATGGCTCGTCGCCAATGGAATCGTAGTTGAGTTCCACCGCACGCTTGGGCAAGGCGTGGATCGCGGAGAGCTTGGTCAGGTAGGCAATGCCCACGCCAAGCTCTCGCGCGATGTCGGCCCGCGTCAGCCGCTTATCATTCCACAACCGAAACAAAAGCGGCACGCTGTAACGTCTTTTCCGTGCCATCACGCATCCTTCGCCAACGGCATGATCACGCCCCAAAACTCTCCGCACCGCAGCACGACGGCGCTGGTGGCGTCCACGGATTCCACCTCGACGTTCGGCTCTTCGTCCGCCGGGATGCCCGTCAGAAACTGCACGACAAATCGCGGGTCCAGTTTCACGGTCGCGCCCACGCCGAACTGCACAACGTCGCACGTCACGCTGGATTCGCCGCTCTCGGCGGACTGCCCGTGCAACCAAATGCCGCTCTCGGAAACCGTGTAGTCCACGCCCAGGCTGTTCTCGGTCGTGACGATGGCCGCCGCACGGGTTGCAGCCAGCAGCTGGTCGCGGGCCACGGCCGTTGCTTCCACGTCGCGTGTCGGGAACACGTCACGCCACTTGGGAAAACGCCCTTCGGTCAGCCGTGCCGTCACCGTCGTGCCGCCGATGGTTGCAACAAGCGTATTGGCTGACGCTTCCAGCTGCACGCTGGCCTCGTCGCCGGCCCGCTCTGCCAGACGGGCCAGCAGCTGCATCACCCGCTCGGGCACCAGCGTGCTTGAATCGTCCACGGCCAGGTCGTGCTCGAGCTTCACAAGCGACAGCCGCCGGCCGTCAGTCGCCACCACCGAAACCTCGTCGCCTTTGATTTCAAGGCACACGGCACCAAGGGCGTACCTGCTGCTTTCGCTGTCGGCTGCGTACACCACGCCACGCACCGCCCGCACAAACTGATCCGCTGGCAGGCGCGTGATCGGTGCCACGCCCGGCGCGTCCATCTCGGGGTACTCGGCAGCCGACTCCGTGGGGATCGTCCACGTGCCGTGCCCCGCGGCCACGACGCACGACGTTTCTCCAGGCGTGATCGTCACCTCGTCGGACGGCTGGCAGAGCGACAGGATCGACCACAGGCGAGCAAAAGGCACAAGCAGCGACAGCGTGCACGGAGAGTCACCCGCCCACAGTTCGTGTTCAATCTGCACTTCCAAGTCGGTGGCCGTGATCAGCCCGTTGGCAATCAGCACGTTTCGCAGGATGGGCTTCGGGTGGCGGTCGCCGCCCACGGCACCCTGCACAGCGGCCATCGCCGCCTTAAGGTTGCCTGCGCTCAACGTCGTTCCAGAGGGCCGGGCCTTTTTTCGTTCCTTCGTTGCGGTCATGTGTCGAATCCTTTCGAGTGAGAGAACAACCAACCAAAACGCCCAAACCAAACGTCAGGGCGTTGATCGAGAAGCCGGCGCAAATAAGTACCAGTTGTGATACGGTCACTTGACGGCCTCCAGGTGCTCGAGGGTGTGAGCCTGCAGAATCAGCCGGTCGGCTTGTTGCTCAAGCGCCTTCGCGGCAATCAACAGGACGATGGCCGTCATGTTGTCCGTCGTGTCCAGCGCGGCCCGGCGGCGGCACTGGTCCGCAACTTCACGGATCCCGAGGGGGGCGTGCCTCATGCTGCCCCCCCTTCCTCTGCACGGTCGTCCGGTTCCTGACCGGGCGAGCCGGGCGGATTGGCTGATTGAATCTCTCTATTGGTATTACCCTGAATACCAATAGAGATATTTGAGTAGGGGTCACGTAGCGTGTGCGCTCTGTACACGCTACGTGTGCGCTCCGTACACGCTACGTGTGCGCTACGGTCACCGGTCGTGACCGGGGGGGTCACGCTACGTGACCCTAGCGCACACGTAGCGTGACCGGGGGTAGCCAGTTCGTACTGGCTGCGATTGCTTCCGGTTCCACGCGAGACGAGGATTAAAACACCCTCGTCAAGCAGCTGCTGGATGCCACGCCGAACGCCGTTCGGGGTCACGCCGAGCACCTTGGCTGCCCCGCGAATGCTCATTTTCAGCGTGCACTTCTCAAAATCAGCCCAATAAAGGGCGTAGCACACCATTAGGCGGGCTTCGCTGCCCATGCGGGCCAAAGCCCCGCCCTGGATAAGAGCCCTGTGGCGGCGTCTTAGTTCGCCCCTAGCGGTTGGCTTACGGTCAGGCATCGGTGCGGCTCCACGGGTCTTTGAACTCCTCAAACGGAGTTGTGATGGAGTCCACGAACCGCTGGTATTTCCCGTGGAACCACAGGTCGATGTCCTTCCGCTCGCCCTGGCGTAGCTTCTTGCAGTGCCACCGCACCAAAACCTCGCCGTCACCACCGACTTCGGTAGTTCGCTGCCCAAAAAGGAAGTTGTCCACGTCAAAATCAATCTGGTTTGATCCCTTGCCGATGTTGCCGATCTCGGTGTTGTGATCCACGCCCTTGGCGATATTCGTGACCAGCACCGTGGCAATGTTCCGACTGTTCGTGATGTGTCTGAGTTTCTGCAGCACGTCAATGATTTCGCCGGTCTGGTCTGGAAAGTGCCTTGTGCTCCTGATTAGCTGCAGGTAATCCACGATGAGCAGCTTCACCCCATCCTTCGCCACGGCCCGCTCGATCTTGTCCACGACCAGCGGGGCTTCAATAAGTTTCAGCCGGTCACCGATTTCGCCGGCCAAGTGCACGCCGACTTCACGGGCGTGCATGTCCTTGTGAATCACTTCCTGCAGTGTCAGGTGCGAAAAGTGCTTGCCGTCGCACCAGTACGTGACCGCTCGAGCAGCCAAGGCGCTACGTGTCATCTCGCCCAAGCACCACGCGGCATTCATCTCTGGGTGCTGGGTCAGGGCCATGATTGCCAGCTGCAGGGCAAAGGCAGACTTGCCAACGCCGGGGGCCGCCGCAATGGCCGTCATCTGCCCGAGGGGCAGGCCGCCGTCAAAGAGCAGGTCAAGCGATGTCAGGCCGGTCGGCAGGGCCGGCGTTTCCTCCTGCTTCACCCAGGCGTCGATGGCGTCCACAAGCGTCGGGGTGGGAGTCTCGTCCACGGCATCCTCAACGGGCCGGGCCTCGTCCGCTGGGCCGAGAACAGGCAGCCGCTGCCGCTTCCATGCGTTGGCGATCTGCCTCGGGCAATCGTCAAGGTCGTCCTGCCGCAAGCCGACACGACGCATCCGACCCATGATGAGCGTCGTGGCCTCAGCCACGCCCCAGCCTCGAGCGGCCAAGTCGCAGGCCACGGTGAACATCGTCTGCCGCCGGCCGGCGGCGAGCGTAAATCCCTCCTCCACGAATCGCCGCGTCAGGTCGCTCATGCTCTTGGGCTGCACGACCACCGACTGCACCGCCTGCCGCGAAAGCCGTGCCAACGTGTAGACCCTCGTCGGATCGCAGTCCTTGAGCACCGACAGCGGGCGTTGCTCGTGTTTCCAATTCACGAATCCCGGTAGCCGCATGATGCGTGGCCAATCGCAAACCGACTGATCGGAGCCGAGTGCCGAGGCAATCGCCTTCATGCGAACGTGCCACGCCTCGGCATCTGTCATGGGCTGATCGAGCCGCCACCAGGCGTGGATGCCGCCGCCGCTCTCAAGGATCGCTGTAGGCCACGGCAGATCCGCAGCCTTGATACGCCCCATGGCGTCTTCGTAGTCGGCACCGCCATCAAAGTCAGCGAACAGGCAGCGGGCCAACTTCACGCCTTCGGCCTGGCTGGCACCAACTTCCTTCCTCGGGTTTGCCCCGAAGTAGGCGTGGACGCGTTGGTGCTCATCGGCGTTCACGCGCTGCAGCCACTCCACGATGTCGGGGATTTCGGTGAGCGGCGACCACCTGCGGCCAGCCGATGGCGGCAGCGGGCGGAATTCGATGATGTCCTCGGGCTCAAAGATCGCGCCGAGAAAATCAATGCACTGAGAAAGCGTGTCCATGCTCACCTACTCCCTTGTTTGCTGCCGCCGCGTAAATCAATCGCCACACGAGGATTTGTGTCGCCGTTGTCAGCGTAGGCGATGGTTGCGTTGAACCAGAGAACAAGCCGATCGGCGCCACGCCCTCGAGGATGTGCAACGCCGATCCGATGCTGGGCCATGACCGATTGAAGATCGTTCCCCGGTGACTCGCACGGCCAGATAAACACAAACCGAGACATAACCGCGAATCCGTTTGGCGTGTCCCAAACGCATCGCGTGTAGTCCATCGCTTGAGACACAACGCGACCAACCTTTGTCTCAGACTTTTTGCACTCAATGCCGACGATACCCCATCGCCAGCCTTGCTCAATCAATTCCCTCGTCGGCTGCAGCAGAACGTCAATTCGCGCGCGACCGCCGCCAGCGGTGTCCATCCTTGGCTGCAGCATCCAACCGTTAACTTCCTGCATGACTAGCCAGTGTGCAGGGTTAACAATTGACAGCAGCGCCGCCACGGAATCGGGCTCAGTGGCGTATTCGCCGCATGTCAAAACTTGTTCTTGAGACATCCATGCCTCCTTTCCATTCCGCCCCGCCGCGTCGAAGCGGCGCCGTGCCTATCACGGGGGCGGCGACGATCACTTGATAATGACGGGCGATTCAACCCCGTCTTTCCAGTTCAGAACCTTCGGCAGCGTGCCGTCTCGGCCAGCGTTCCACGCCTTAATCCAGACGTTGGCTACAACCCAAGAATGCGTTTTCCTCGACCCCGTGGCCGCTCTTACTAGCCACTCGCGCAGCATGCCAGCTGCCTCTCCGGCCGAGGTATATGCATGGCCGAGCTTGTAGCCATTCATTACGACATCGCAGAACTCTTCTGCCGCAGCAGCGTCTATCTTGCTGAACAAATAATGAAGTGCGCAGGCGACAGAAGGCTGAGTCATCCGAATGCTCTTCATTTTGCAAACGGAATCTTCAACTCCCGGGTAGCGAGCCAGCAGCTCAAGGGAAAACGAGTTATCACCCCGGCCTTCCTTTCCGGCTGGCCCGCTGGCGTTCGATTTTCCAATCGAATCTTTGTAGTAGTTGTGAATTTGCCGCAAAGCACCGGCCAGCACGGTGCAATTCTTATGACCTTCAATCGCAAGAACGTCAGCCCCGCCACGCCTGGCACCTTGATCAACAGTGACAAAAGCTGCCGCCGGCACGCCGAAGACCATCAGCACGTCGATTGACTTGCCAGATGCCACGCACGCGGCAAGTCGATGCTGGCCGTTCAAGATCTGATTGTTGTCCCCAACGATGATCGTTTCACCGTTGTAGACAAACTTGCCGCTGTCGATTTGCGCTTGAAGGAATTGCTTTTGGTGTTTCTTTAAGCCGCGATTCTTGAAATTGTGATTCTTCAAAAGAACCGCTGCCGCCTCCGGCGACAGAATCGCACGGCACACTCCACGCACGTCAGAAGTAAGGATGTCCTCTATGTCATTTGCTGTCAGTTCGCACGGCTCAATGTCGTACACCTTTGTTGCCGTCAACATCTGCGGTAACCCTTTCTTTATGTCGCTTCCACAACCGATACCGCCGCCTCGAGCGAGACAGTCGCGGTCCTCTTTCACGTCCGCCGTGGCGGCCTCGGCTGCTTGGGCTCGCTTCAGCCGCCACGGCGTCCATTGCTTCCACCGTTCGTCGCTCATCAGAACGGGATGTCGTCGTCGGGCAGCGTCGTGGCCTTCTGGCTGGCCGGCTTCTTGGCCGAAGCGACAGCAGACTTGGGCAGCCTCGACGGATCGGGCGGCATGTACTTCTTCACCACCGCCGAAACCTTGCCGGCCTTCGACGTGTAGTGCGAGACTTCCACGAGGATCTGCCGGTCCACAAGCTCGTCGGGCGTCAGCACCAGGCTGCCGCTGACAGCCCTTATGCCCACGGCCTCGGCCAGTTGGGCGGCCCGCCACCCAAGGTGCTTCGGGATGTCATCGAAAACGAACTTGAACCCGCCGCTGGCGTCCGACAGCCGGAGCTTCAGACACATGCCGTCCGGGTTCTCGTCGCACACCTTGTACTGATTCGGCCCCTCTTCGGCGGCGAGAATCGTCATGACGCGAACGCCAGCCGGCACGATGGGCCGCTCAAGCGTTTCGGTCTGCTGGTTGTCCTGCACTGCAAATTGCACTTGGTATCTCCTTCTCGTTCTGTTGATGTAGGGATCGTTCCGTGACCACAAAAGTTCCATCTCGTTCTGTTCAAAAGACGTTCGTGGCTGGTTCACGATGTCGCTCCTGTTCCAGCACTCAGTGACGCCATCCGCTGGTCGATCTGGTCGGTCAGCATTCCGGCCTGGTTCTCGGTCAGTTCGCCGGCCGTGACGCGGGCCAGCACCTTCGGCCGCAGCCGCTCAAGTTGTGCTGCAGACGCACGAGCAATGGCCGCGCTTGTCTCGGTCAGCAACTTCGCCACGTCCACCGCAGGCTCGGTCTTAAGTGGCTTCGCCTCCGGTTCCTGCCCGCCCGCCAGCCACTCGGCCAGTTTGCGGCCTGTGTCCACCGTGATCGGCTTTGGATCGCCCGCGAACACCCCCGTGCGGTCCTTGCTGACGGTGGCGAAGTGCCCGTCGTGGATCACGTCCAGCACGGTCGTGAATTCAAACTCCAAGCCGTCGCGGGCCTCAAGCTTCATCCCGAGCTTCGCCACCTTCTTCTTGCCGTGGTCGTCCACCTGGGCCGTCTCGGTCTTGGACCGCCCGCTGCAGATGATGTGGGCCGGTGACCGCAGGAGTTTGTCCACGAACATGCGCCAGCGTGGCGTGATGACGCTGAACGCCGACCACGTGTTCCCGCGAAACTGCGCCTTCGCAATCTCCTCGAGCAGTTCAAGGCAGCCGCCCGTCCCGCTCCAGCAGTGCGTCACCGAATCCACGATGATGACTTCGTAGCCGGCGTCTTCGGCCGCCTGGATCGCCTCGATGTACCGCTCTGGCGTGAACGGTGGCCGCAGGTCGATCACGTCGAAATCGTGAAGGTGGTCATACAAATCGGATGACCCCTCCTCCGTGTCAATCACGACCGTCCTGCCGCCAAGTCCCTTGGCGATCTGAAGAGCGCCCCACGTCTTACCGCTGCCGCTGGGGCCGGTGAGGAGAAGCCGCAGTTTGGTGGCACTGCGACGGGCCTTGCGAATCTGAACCATGTTGATTCCCTTTCGTTCTGTCGTTCCGTTTGTGAAAAGCCGCCTTGTCGTCCTGACTCAGCGGCACGAATGCCTCCGTGCGTTCGCCGGTTCCACCGGCTCTCCTTGCCCTAGAAGGGCATGATTTCTTCGGTCGTGACTGCGTAGTGCTCCCGCTCGGCACCGGGCACGTGGCGCACCACGTGGTACACGTCGTCATCTAGCACCTCGAGCACCACCACCCGTGCGTGCGTGTTCTCGGTTCCCGGCAAACGAATCCAGATCGAATCGCCAACGGCGTGCGTTTGCTTCTGCGTACCGTATGTGTCCTGCAGTCCAGCCACCGCAGCCGCGTATTCCCGTCCATGCGCGTCCATGCTTCAGAGTCCTTTCTGTACCGAGTTCGGTAGTTGTGTACCGAGTTCGGTAGTTTGGTCAACGGCAAAATCCACTGGCAACCGCTGCCAGCATTTCAATGAGATCGTGAACAGCCCTGACCGCTTGGGAATCCGTCCCAAGGTCTTGGCCGATCCGAATGAGAACCAAGGCGTGTATCGCGTTGTTCCAGTTGAGCTTCACAGTGATTCCTTTCACGCGGGGCATACTACCAAGTTCGGTAGTTCATGCAAGAGGAATTCACAAAAAAACTTTCGGTGCATTTCGCCCGTGCTAGGCGCTTTTCCGCGAGCCACGCTTTGGCGTTGGCTTAGAGGGCTTGTCCTTGGCGGCGTTGGACCGGCTGGAGAGATGCTTGCGTAGGGCGACGGCCTCGGCCCGGTCAACCATCCACGTCCATTCGTTGACTTGGAAGCCACCAAGTTTGCCCTCGCGCAGCAGGTGGCGAATCCAGCCATCGGTGCAGCCGGCCAGTTCGCACGCCTCGGAAACGGATACCCACTTGTTGTCGGGTGATGCCACGGTGCTCATGCCTCCATACTACCGAGTGCGGTAGAAGCGTCAAACGCCCACGCAGGCGCTTGCCTTTGGATGGCGGCGCCCGTAGCGTTGAACTACGGGCACCGCTTACCAATGGAGCGGAGTCCACTTGACACCATGAAGGCCGGAAAACGAGCACTTCGAAAAATTACCACACTCGGACGCCGCGCGCCGATTCGCGGGCTAGATAGAAGAGGCAGGAAGCCCCTCAACGGGAGTACCAACAATGACGCTGAACGATCTTTTTTCGCTGGAATATGCCCCGCTTCGACGCCTTGGGCAGAAATCGATCAACTGCTACCAAGTCAGCCTGCGGCACTTCGACAGACACTTAGGCGAGCCGGCACGGCTGGATCATCTAACTGATTTAACGGTCGCCCGGTTTCTTTCTGCTCGAGAGCGAGAGACGTGCCGGGCCACGGCCGCCCGAGACCGGGTGCAGCTGTTGGCCCTGTGGCGGTATGCCGCCAGAAAACGCATGAAAAGCAGTGACGGGGAAATGCTGGCGTTCCCCGAGGTGCCGATTATGCGTGCCCCCACGCGGGTTCCCGTGGCCTACACGGCCGAAGACGTGGCCCTGCTGATCCGCGAGGCCAGGCGGTTCACGGGGACCGTGGCGGGCTGCCCCGAAGCCGATTGGTGGAGCTCGTTGCTGCTGTGCCTTTGGGAGTCTGGCGAACGCATTAACGCCGTGCTGCACACCAAATGGCGGGAGGTGGACACGACAGGCCGCCGCATCACTTTCCGGGCGGAAACGCGGAAAAACCAGACCCGCGACCTAGACCGGCAGATTTCGCAGACGCTGGCGGCCTGGTTGTCCAGCCGCATCCAGAACCAGAATGCCATGGTCTGGCCTTGGGATCGCAACCCGTGCCTCTTGTGGCGGCGTCTGCAGGGTATAGCCAGCCGGGCGCGGGTGCAGTACCGTGGTTTCCATGGGATACGCCGTGCCGCCGTGTCGTATGCGGAGGCAGCGTGCCCAGGAGCAGGCCAGAAGTTGGCGGACCACTCCAGCCCGGCAATCACGCAAAAGAGTTACCTGGACCCTCGCATCGTTCCGCAGGGTCCGTCCGCACCGGATTTGCTGCCGGCACTGGATTTGACGCCGCCGACATAAAGCCTCCTCCGCGTTGGTCTATGCCGTGCGCGGCATAATCCAACTCACGCCGCAATGAGCCGTCTTCAAAAGCTCCGCGATATGAGCCCGCACGAAGTCGCCCGCATCCACCGGGTGTACCGTGCCATTGGCAACGATAACAACCATGAAAAAGCAATTGAGGCAATTGCTGACCTGATCGCCTACTGTGGCGCCGCCTGGCCCACGATGCTGCAAGACGCGCTCCGTAGGCACAGGCAGTCGCAGCGAGAGAGCTAGACGAACCGCCGAACAATCCTCGGTAGTTGCTAGCCGGGCGCGGGGGCGGCGCGGGGAAAGGATGAAACCCGCGCCGCCGCACCCGTCGCCCGGCTTATTCCCAAATGCGTGGCAAATTCTCTTTGGCTGCGATGATCGCCATCAGCCGCTCGCGCTCTTCGAGCAGTCGGCCAATCATGCGGGCCGCTGTGCCGTTGGTGGCGGTCCAGCTGTTCGCCGGCCCGTGGCGTCCAACAAATAACCACGCCTCTTGGGCTTCGTCCTCGCTGTACGGCACGCGCTGGTCAGGCACGCTTTTCCCTCCGCAGCATCACAAGACAGATCATTGCCCAGTTGGCCGCGTCAATCAGTGCGTTCTCGTAGTCCACCTTCGTGCCGTTGGAAAACCGCTGCATCCGCACCACGCAGTCGGACAGGTCGCACAGGGCACGTCGCCACGGTTCCACGCCACACGCGGCCGACGCCTCGACGTTGGCGAATGGGCTCTGCTTGTCCCCGTACGTGGCCGTTTTCTCTAGGTGCAATTCTCTCAATTCCTCAAGCACACCAAGCCATTCCGTGCTGCCGCTCATGCTGTTCCTTTCAAGCCGTCCTTACCGTGCCGTCGTGCATCACCCTGTAGTTATGCACGTCGAACGCGCCGCCCTTATGTATGGCGACCATGGAAAATCCCCAGTTCCACCGATTAATGCGGGCGTAGTCGGGCCGCAGATCGCACAGACAGCCGGTTGACCAGCACCCCGTTTCTTTGTGCCACATATCGCTTTCGGCGTGGTTGCTTGTGCGGTGGGAATGGCCCACCATGACCGTGGAAAGCGTTTTCATGAACGCGCCACGGGCGACGTTGACGGGAGCGGCCATGCCGCTGGGCAGCTCGTGACCGTGCAGCACGGGCAACTTCCCAAGCATCACGGGCCGCTTGTCCTCCACGAGCTCAATGCCGTACTCGCTAAACCCCAGCCAAGCCGTCAGGCTCATGCGGGGATCGTCTGAAATCTCGGCGGCGTGCTGCCACAACCAATGCTGCCAGCGCTCTTCGTGGTTGCCCGCCTTAAACACGATGGGCATATTGGGGAACTGCTGTCGCAGGTAGGCGATAAACGCTCGCACGGCCTCAAGCTCGCCCTTGAAGTCCCGCTGCTTCGGGTCTTTCGTGTAGCGGCTGATGGCGTAGAAGTCTGCGATGTCGCCATTTAGCAACAGGCCGGATAGGTTTTGCTGCTTCAGAAATCCAACCGCCGCAGCCACGGCTATCTCGGAGTGATACGGCACGTGAACGTCTGACAGGATGCCGACGTTGCCCACTACGTTCATCCGGTGTGCGGACCACGTCTCGGCCATGCTCTTGGGCATGGGCAGGATCTCGCCAGCCGTGCGCGGTGCTCGAGGTGCCACGGGTTTGATTTGTTTGCGATGCTTTTTCCCGTGCACCCCAAACTGCCGCTGGATGCGAAACCGGGCTTGCTCAATGGTGATTGCCCCGTTGGCCTCTTTCACCAGGCGGCGCGCGAGCGTTCTGGCCGGCGCGTCTGGGTGCATGCGGGCGAGTCGCTTGGCAATCTCCGTAATCAGATCACCCGCCATGCGTCTTCCTCCGTGCCTTTGTCGGCTTCGGCTTGGGCTTCGCAGATCGCCGCAGAACCATGTTGCCGTCATCGTCCATGGTGAACGGCACAGGCTCGTCATCCTCGACGGGCTCGGCGTCAAACTGCGGGCGGGCTGCCTTGGGCTTGCTGGGCTTCTTGGGCACGGCGGGCCTCTTCCTTGCGGGCGTTGGCTATCGCACGACGCACCAGCACCCTACCGGCCATGTCAACGAACGGCAGGCCGCGATCTGCGGCCGACTCACGCAGGTAGCCCACGCACTCCTCGATGTTTGCCTCTACCCAGTCGCAGCCCTTAGCGTCCATGTAACGGGCGCGCTGGTTGCACTTGCAATCGGCACTGGCAACCAGGTGAAAGGGCCAGCCGGCAAGTAGTTTTTTCAGTTCCGTGCCGGGGCCGGGGGCCGTCTTGGCGTGTCGCGGGTACGCCGGGTGCGTCTCGTCTACCGTGACTTGATCGCCATCCTCGCTGACGATGCACGGCCGCACATCCTCCAGCGTGTAGCCTCGCTGAAGGCACCGGACAACAAGATATTGCTTGTGGCAAGTAATCACGGCAGCGGGTTGTCCGCGCAAAGGTTGACCGTGCCGCAATTGCACAAGTAGTCCCGCATGCCAGACAACGCAAAGTCATCCCATGCGTAGCAAGCAATTAAACTTGTGCCAGAAACGCAACGAAAATTTACTTGCACTGCATCATTTATGCACTCGCTGCAATCAGACACAGCGCGCCATCGGTCGTACCAATAACTAAAGCGGTATTGCTGGCCCGGCTCAACGTCAGGAATTCCATCGCAGTTATCGAATTCGGAAGGTCTTACGGCGGCTCGCCCGGGTGCCGCTGTTCCGCAATACAAATTACCATTGTCGATTGCTATTGTGCCGGGAGCGTCGTCATTCACCGGAAGCGCAGGTGGGTCGGCGGGATTCCATTCCACATCCCCTGTTCCAAGACTGCGCTCAGCGACCCATGTCGAAGAATAAAAGCCATTCACTCGTTCGTGGCATATGGTTTTATATGTCGTGCAACAGCGGCAGTCATTGGCACTGCTTTGACAAGGCTCTCCGCACACCCATGTGCCAGAACTTTCTGCGCAATCCTTGTAGGTTTTTCCCGGCTGGGGTACGCCATTTTCGCAGCAACAGCCGCCACACTCTAACTTTATCGTCGCGCTAGATAGATCAAACGGATAGTCTTCTAACGACATTCCGCCGTACCCGCCGATTGGGGTTACGGTTATCCGCCCGCTATCACAATTTGCGCCTTCTTCGGATTGCAGCCATATGCCGTAATTACCTTGCGAAAGGCATTCCCCTGAACCGCCAAACTGCAATGACAATGCAAATTTTAGCCTATTGTTTTCGCACGACGGCGGAGGAATAAATCGCGGCACGACAAGGTAACAACCGTCGCCCGCGACGGTGAGTGCCGAACCAAAAGGATAAGATACATAAGCTATTTCCACGTTTCCTTCATAAGCCAAATCTATCAGCGTGCCGTATAACTTGAAGTAGCATGGGCAAGAGCAAGAGCACGTAGAAGGCCCGCAGCAACACGCCATATCATCCTCCGAATGTTACGAACGTGGCCGTGTAAGTGCTGGAAACGAAAACGCTTGTGGCGGTTCCGGTGACGAAAATGCTTGTGGCGGTTCCGGTGACGAAAATGCTCGAAGCGGTCGTCAAAGTCTTGCCAATATTGATGGTGCAATTCGCGGTGTTCAGCGTTGCGGACAGCGTGATGTCCGTGATTCTTAAGCTTGTGGCCGTGGACGATACGACGATGCCTGTGGCCGTCGATGAAACGGCGATGCCCGACGTGGTGCTGCGTGCAAAAACGGCCGTGGCCGTAAACAGCGGCACGTCAATCAGAAACCACGCCGTGCCGTCCTTCGCCACGGCACAATCGCCGCCAGCGGTGCCAGTGACCGGAAAGAAAAGATTGGTGGCCGATACGGTGTTTGGCGTGCCCGTCGCGTATTTGAACGTAACGGTCTTGTCGGTGTACTTGCTCCATGCGCCCGTGTAGGTGCAAACGCGAAACACTTTGACGTTTGAGCCAATCCCTTGCGGGTGCTCAAAGCCAAACGGCGGCTGATCCCGGTTGCCGCCCTCGACCTTGCGCACCGCTGCCGCAATTCGCTGCGCGGCCGGGCGCGTGAACTTCACGAAGCGGTTATTGCCTGCCCCTTGGCCGGCACCGCCACTAGCGCCCTGGCCCATGCGTCACCCTTCCACGATGGAGATGACCAGCTGCGTGCCCGTGGTGGCCGCGATAGCCGCGTACGAACCGGACGCCAAGCGGCCAACGGCAGCTTCGCCACCCTTCAACGTGATGGTGGGCACGAGCGAGCCAGCCGACAACTGACCGAAAGACACGGTGGCCGTAGTGATCGTGGACAGGTTGCGGGCGAAGAACAACCCCACGGCCGACATGGTGGCCGTGCTGATCGACACGGTGCCGGCGGCGTTCGTGCCCGGCGTCAGCGTCTGCGTGGTCACGCCGCTGTTGCTGCAATCGGCCGTAACGCCAGACGCCACAAACGTGGAATTGAGCGAGCCTCGAGACAGCGATGCGTTGATGGAATAGTTGATGTCGGCCATGGTCGTTCCTACTGGGGTGGAGTTCCGAAGTACTGCTGGAAATTGATCGCCTTGTGAACGCGCCGAGTCAGCAGCACGGGCGGGTTGGATTCGCCGGGGCTCGCCGTGTCCAGCGCGCCGTTTGAGAGAAGCGGCTGCGGGTTGCTTGCGGCCACCTGTTCCAAAGGTTGCCCGCTGCCTGGGTCGTAATACACCCACACGCGCTTTTTCTGCCCGCCAGAAACGTAGTTCCACCCGACGTTGGGAAGCAGCAGCGGCCAGCCGGTTGGGTTGTACTCAAGCGTGACTTCAACTTGCCAATACCGGACCTCGACTTCGTTCACCACTTCGACGGCAGGCTGCCCGCTGATGCCGCTGCACTTCCACGTGTAAGGATCGCCGCCAAGATACGACGAATTGTTCACGCAGTTCGTGACCAACGCCGCAGTGCTGTAATCAAACGACGAACGGTTGCCGCTGATCGACGCCTGGAGCACCGAAAGGTCGGTCATTGCCCCTTCCAGAAAATCGCCAGCGGAGTTCGTGAGCGCGCGGCGGTCGCTGTTCCCCGACCCGTAGTAGTAGAACAGCGCCGGCACGGCCATGCCCGATGTGCTGAACTTCCAGATGTCGGCCCGCTGGAGCGGGTTGGGGTCCAGCTGCGACTGCGATTGCTTTGGTACCTCGTAGTCCCACGTGACGAGGTAGTGCCAGCGGCTGCCGTTGTAGTTGGCCACGCCGACGTTAAACGCTTTGCAGTAATCAGCGTCTGGGTGCGGATCCAGAAACACCACGCCGGGGGCGTTGCTGATATCGGTGCTCGAGGTGGTGGGGTCGTTGACCTCAACCACCCATTGGCGTTGGTACACGGGCGGCTCGCCAAACTTGCGCGAGCCCGAATATTCGCCCAGTTCCGTGACGGCTATGACGCTCATGCGGCGGCCCCCAGCATGTCAACGGGTTGCTGCTGCAACGCACGCAGCTCGGCCACGATCTGTTGAAGCTTTTCGTTCTGCTTGCGGTACTCGGCAATGGCGGGATCTTCCCGGCCCGTGGCCAGGGCGATGAATTGCGACATGCCCTCGTTTGAGCGGAGGTCGTTGGCTTTCAGAGCCTCGTTGGATTTTTCGCCAAGAGCCTTGGCGTTCTCTTCCTTAAAAGCAGATGCGTTGGCAATCTGGTCTTCCTTGCGGCCAATTTCGTCTTCCCGTTTCTTGCGGCGAGATTCGGCCTCACGGGCGGCCTTTTCCGCAGCAGCGGCCGCATCTTTGCCAGCCTTTTCCGCAGCGTCTTGCGCTTCCTTGGCGGCCTTCTCTTCTTGCTTCTTACGTTTCTCCTCGGCCGCCGCAGCCTCGCGGGCGGCCTTCTTGTCGGCCTGCTGCTGCTCGCGCTCGGCCTGTCGCTTGGCGATTTCTTCCGGCGTCATCCGTTCACGGGCGTTCCGAACGGCTTTGCCGGCGATGCCGTTGCTGGGGGCTTGTGGCTCTGAGCCAAACACGGCTGCGCTGGCGGCCGTGAGCGCATTTGAACCGGCTTGTTCAGCCTCCGTGTAATTTCTGACGGCATCATTTTTTGCCTTGGCGGCCATGTCTTTGCCGAACTGCTCAAGGTCGCTAGACACCCAGCTGCCAATGCCCTCAAGGAATCCTCCGAGACCGATGGCCAACAGGTTGCCCGCAATCTGGAATCCGTTAAAAGCCATTCGCAGCGTTTCGGCCACGGCCGTGAACACGTTGCCAACGAATTGAAATATGGACCCCACTTCTTGAAGCGTAACGCCAAACCCTTGAAAGCCAGCCACGGCGTTATCAAAAACTCCAGCAAAATACTCGGCAATGTCCAGCAAGGCATCGGTGATGGCATTGGCGATGCCTTCGCCACCGGAGCCGTTCACGCCGTTAAACGACTCAACCATGGACATGACTTCTTCAGCCAGCGACTCCACAATTGGGGATAGGTTGCCAACGACATTGCCAATTATCCCGTCGAACATGGCCTTGGTCATGTCTAGGGCGTCGTTCATTGATCCGATTGCTTCCACCTGGTCGGCACCAACAACCGCCCCCAGACGTTTCATGCGCTCTTCAATCTCGGCCAAATTCTGATTCATCAGCGGCAAGAGCTCGACGCCCGAGCGGCCAAAGATGGCAACAGCAGCCGCAGCGCGCTCTGCTTCGGTCGGCAGCGCCGCAATCGCAGCCTGCACGGCCTTAAACTGCTCTTCGGGCGACATGGCCCGCAGCTGCTCAAAATCCAGCCCGAGCTTCGTAAACGCATTCGTGTCGGCGGATTCGGCAGCATTGCCAATCGACACCGCTAACTTTTGCACCGCCGTTGTGATGTCATCCACGCCCGATAGCTTGGCGGCCATCTGGAACGTCTGCAGCGCCTCAACGCCAATGCCCGTGCGTTGGGCCAGGTCGTTCATGTGATCGACAGCGTTGGCTACGTTTGTGGCGTAAGACAACGCGGCACGCCCGGCGTCTGTAAACGCATGAGCGATCATGCTGATGCCTTTGGCCACCACAGCGCCGATAGCGATATTCTTAATAAGCGAAATGTCGCTAGACGTTTTTTTGGCTTGATCGCCAAGTTTGCGCAATTCATTAGTTGCGCTGTCTGTTTGAGAAGACGCCCTTTTTAATTCGTCGTCCGCCTTGTTCACTGCACGATTAAATGTCTCTTGAGAAATTGCCCCGGCCTTGAGCAACTTAGACAAATCGTGCATGGTGCTGGCGTGTCGCTCTTCTGCCGTCATCACTGACTTGGCTACGCTTGCGCCTTCTTGCATAGTCGCGTTTAGCGCAGCCTCGGCAGCCCTCGCCTCGGCTGCAGCGCCCGATGATTCGTTGAGCCGATCGTTCGCACGGGCCACGGCCCGAGCGTACGTTTCCTCGCTAATCGCACCAGCGTCAAGCAAAGCCGATAATCGTCGTTGTGTTTCGGCAAACACTTCAGATGCAGACGCATGCTCTTGCGTAACAGACAACCCTTCGCGCTGCATTTGGCTGAGTCGCGCCGCAGCTGACGCAAGCCCCTGCATCTCCGCTTGCATTTGTTCGGCGGAAATGCTGCCGTTGTCAAAAGCTTCTTTTAGCTCTGCGGCACGGGATGCCAATGCCTTAACCGAAGAAGCAGCAGATGACGCATCTGCGCCAAACGAAGAAAAGTCAATTGCTGAAAGCTTGCTTGCGTCTGCGGATGCTTGAGCGGCTGCCTTTCCAAACGACGCAAGAGACGCTGCGGCTTGATTGGCGCCCGAAACAACTCCGTTCGCGGACATGCTTGCCCGCATCGCCAGTGCCAGAGTTGTCGCCATACGTCACCGCTGCAATTTCTTCAATTCCACCGCAATCTCTGCCGCCGACATTGGCGGCCGTTCCACCGGCATGAAATCGTCTTCCTTCGGCGGTCGGCCCCTTGAGTACGGGGCAAGCGTTGCTGCCACGATTCGTGCCGTCTGTCGCCATTCGCCCCCAAGAGGATTCACGTACCTATGAAACGCCAGCCACTGCCTGTATTCGGCAACGTCCATGCGTTGCCCGAGATCCCGCACCGTCATGCCCAAGTGACCGGCCAGCAGCAACGGGAACGCATCCAGCGGCCGGTCTCTCAGTTTTTTCCTGTGTCTTGAATTTCAGTGTCATCAAGGTCGTTGTGCTTTTGGGCGATCTTGAACAACCGAGCGCCCACCTTTCCCGACAGCCGCTTCAGCTGGTCGCTGGTGAACAGCGGCTTGCCGTCAGCGTCCACAAGCGCCATGGCGAGATACCGGGTGCGGAAATCGTCCACGCCCTCACCCTTGGCTCGAAGGCACGACAACTCCCACGCCTGCAACTCGCCAAGCGTGAGCACTCGCACGTACACGTCCCGTTTCCACTCGGGCACGCTTACCTTGAGTGATTGCGCTTGGTCAGCGGAAAGGATGTCTTCTGTCAGCCCCATGCCTATGCTCCAATCTTGAAAGTGACGCTGAACGTCTGAAGCTCGCCAACGCTGCCAGACCATCCGAGCTTTTCAAACACCGCAGTGCCGAACGAAAACGACACGCCCGGCCCGCTGATTGATAGCGAGCCCGTCAAGCCGACGTTGGTGTAGGACATGCAAGCAGTCCCGCGAAGCGCGAGCGATACGCTGCCGTAATCGCCATCGGCGGGGCTGTACTTCTTGAAGCGCGCCGCTTGGCTGCGAGGCGTCACGTCAACGGTTTCGGCGGTGATGCCGTCAACGCTGACGCTGACAACCTCGCCAAGCGTGACGCCATGCCACGCTACCGCAAAACCCTGCGATACATTCGCCACGGTTGGCCCCCGTGGTTACTTGACCTTGAAGGTGGCGTTGCCCTTGACGAGCTCGCCCACTGCGTAGGTGAGGCTTGAAGCCGAGCAGGTTGCGGTATAGGCCGTGCTGGCGAAAGACAGCGCGCCCGTGTTTCCGATGGCGATCGTGGTGGTGCCAAGGTAGTCCACCGTGATTTCGTTGTCGATCAGCGCGGGCGAGATGTAGGTGCGGTTTGCACCGCTGGCCAGCGCGAGGTGCGAAGTCTCAAGCAGGTCGCCGCCGAACGTCACGCTCACGTTGGTGACGGTGTAGGTCGAGCCCGAGAAAACAAAATTGCTGCCCTGCGAATCTGACGGCCCTGGCATGGTCGTGCTCCTGTGGTCGGACGGGCGGAATGCCCTATCTGTTTTGTATGGCGATTCCCGTGAATCCTTGCAGTCACATTACGCACGTTTTTCTGCGCGATGCTCAAGTTGCTTCATGGCGTTCACGAATCCCTGCCGCAGTTCTTTTTCAAGGTTTCCAGCCACTTGGGCTTTGATCTGATTCCACGTTCTCGCCACGGGGTGCTGAGCGCGCACGGCCGGAAGCACAATGGCCTGTCCAGCTGGGGCCGCCTTGAAAAACGCCTTGGGGTATTTGGGCGACGTTTGCACAACCTTGCGGCCACCCTTAGCCATCCGCTGCCGTTTGATTGAGAACGGCCCAAGGCTGCCGTAGCTCGACGCAATCACGTAGCCACGCATTTTTGAAGGCTGGCTGATGCGGCGTTCTTTGGTTCCAAACTCAATCCAAAACTGATGAAACGCACGGTCAGCACCCTTACGAACTTTTCCGCCTTGGGCTGATTTGCTTTTGCCGCTTCCGGGCCTTGTGTAACCAACAATGGCCGCTCCGGTTCCGGTTTTTGCATACCGAACCGATTTAATGTTTACGGACCTAGCCAGATTGCCCGTTGGTCCCCTGGGCGAATTAGCTTTGAGTGCCGCCACGGCGGGTTGCATGGCTCGTTTAACGGCAGCGCCCTGCGTAACCGCAGACAATGCCTTTGGCAGCGCAAGAAATCCTTCCCGCAATTCTTCAATGTCGGGAAAATCGAATTTGATTGCCGGCATTGCCATCAGGTGGCTTCCTCCACCCGAAAGTCAAACGTCTGGCTGACGTTGTAATAGGGCAGCATTTGGTCATCGGCGGGCATGTCCACGCCATCAGCCTCGCTCTGTATCGTCGTGCGTTGGATCGTCACTCCGGCCGTAGTGCCCGTCCACCCGTCCACCGCCAGGCGTACCTCTCGGGCCAACGCCTTCACGCTCGAGTACGACGTGCCGTAGCTCGTCAGCTGCAACGTCACGACGGGCCGGCCAATCGGCCCTGTCAGCGACTGCTCGCGCTGCACGTTCGTGCGTTGGTAGACGATCAGAGGCAGGGGCGTGCCAGTGGGGGCGATCAGTGGAAACACTCGCCCCGACACGATGGATGACACCGCCGTGCGGCTGGTCAGACGCTGATAGATAAACGCCTCGGGGGCTTCTGGCAGGCTCATCCGTCCGCCCTCTTTTCAGTGCAGATGATTTCTTGATGCCACAGTCGATCACGTTCAATGATTTGGCCGATTTCCAACGTGCGATCCCGGTAGACGATTCGCATGGCTCCCGTGAGCCCGTCGAGATAGCGGATCTTCACGCGGTGCGTCATGAATCCCACCGTTTCCGCAAATCGCTCGGTTTCGCGTGCGGACAGCGATTCGACCGAAGCCCAGACCGTGGCGAATTCAGACCAAGCAAGCGTGGTTTCGCCCACCTCGTTTTGCGACTTGGCGGCGCTCTGGATCGTCACGCGCGTCCACATGTCTCCCGGCAGGAGTGCCATTAGCGGTAACTCCCCCAGCGAACCGTGTCGAGCAACGCCTTCACGCCAAACGGCACTTCGGACAAAGCCGTTTCCTGCGCCGCATCCCTGTTGCTCCAGAGGTGCGAGACAATCATCAGAACGGCCGACTTCACTTGCGGGGGCACTGATTTGCCGTCTGCACCGTATCCCGCCCACCACTTGATTGTGACGCTGTTTTGATCCATGAGGTGGCTGGGCCACGTCTTGCCGTACAGCGGACGAACCGCCCCCGGTGTCTGGTTGTAGTCCACCCGAAACTCAGTGCTGGAAAGCGTGGCCGTCGTGCCGCTCACGGTTGGCGTATACGTCACGTCCACGGCTGTGTAGCCCGTCACCTGCGACATGGGCGGGCGTGGCAATTCCACGTCCATGTTGGGGACGGTGCCCTGCCGGCCTTCAATGTTGTTGCCATCAGACCGCAAGCCAAACTGCGCCGGGCTGCCCACCTGCCCGTAGAACGAATCCGTCCGCATGGCCCAGCGGGTCAACACAAACGTGCGGTCGCAGTAATCTTCTGCCCACTGACGGGCCGTAGCGATCAACGCTTGAATCAGCGTGTCATCGTCTTCGTTGTCAATGCGCAGGTGCAGCTTGGCGTCGGCCAGGCTCACGGGCTCAACCACCGGCTGCGTGTCTCGGACCAGGCTGCGGTATCTCACTTGCGGCGTCTCCGTGGCGTTACGTCTGCGGTCCTGGCTTCGGCGGGCTCAACGGCGGCCGTCTCGAGCAGCTGCTGCGTGTGAACGTCTCGGACAACGCGCCCGATATTGATGAGCTCGGTGCCCATGCCGTCTGGCACTTCAATCACGTCTCCCACGCAATACGCTTTCCACGCCCGAATGAATCGAACCTTCATGCGCTGGCCTCCCCGTGCTCGACTGATCCCCATGCCTCCGCTGGCCGCCGGCCGCCAGCAGCCCAATACTTGGACGGGTACTGAAAGACGCCCTTGAGATCCCGGCCCGGCCACGTGAAGACCAGTTCGGCGTGCCCGATGGCCACCTGCGGGGCGATGCCAAGCGTGTTCCCGCTGGCCCGCCACTGCTTCCAAAAGTGAATGTCTTCCTCGGTCCTGCCGGCACCGCCTTCGGGGGCGTCACCCCAGTGGCCATCTTCGGCAGGCGTGCCCAAGAACCACGGCGTTTTCATCCGTTTCAAGGCCGACGAACGCAGCAGCGTGCAGCCAAAGTGGGCGGTTTCGACGGGCTGAATCGCCGCCTCAAACCACGAATTGGGCAACTCCACTTTGCCGATACCGCTGCAACCCTCGGGCGTGAACATCGGGATGCCCTCATCCCGTTTCACTTGCATGGGGGCCACGGCGTCGAACCCGCTGACCATGGCGGCCGTCATCAGCCTCTGAATTGTGTCCGACTCAAATACGCTGTCGTAGTCGATGCACAGAATCCAATCGGTGCGGCTGACCATCTCTTGCAGCACCCTGTCCATGCAGGCATGCCAGAACGCCCCGGTGTGCTTTGTAGGGCGGATCCCCAGCGGCAGCAGCGACTGCATGACG